GAAAATCGAGAAAACAAGGATTTGAACCGATATGCAATAGAAAATCTTTTCGGAATTGAAGGGCTGAATATTGCTTGGTACGGACTCATTTTCCTGTTAGCTATAAAAAAGCACAACGCCACAGAGTTTTAAAACTCTGTGGCGTTGTGCTGCTCTCAATCGGTCACTTTTTGAAAGTATCCTTATGTGAGCCTGCCTTTTACTGGGTTTTCCGGCGGAGTTTTTGGCGTGCCAAAAGGGATTCGAACCCCCGACCTTTCGCTTAGGAGTAAACCGATAAAACACTGAAAAACTTAGTATTTATCGGCTTTTTTAAATTTTAGTGCAATGCACGCAATTTTATAGCGCTTATGCTTGCTTTTGGGCAGGTTTAAACTCCTTAATCAATGCGTCAATACTGATTATTTTATTTGATTTGCGTTTCGGCAGTGATTCGACATAGTGTGTGTAGATGTCGAGAGTAGTTGACGGCTTAGCGTGTCCGAGTTGTTTTTGCACATAGTGTAGTTCGTGTCCTGTGTAGAGCAGATTTGTAGCGCAGGTATGACGGAGCGAATGAGCCGTAAATCTATCAATCACAAACGGTACACCTTTAGGGTCATACTTACTTTTAGGCTGTCTTTCATAGTCCGAAAAATCGCCGTACTTAATATTAAGATCTGCCATATAGCTGTTCCATAATCGCCGCCACGCTGTATCACTCATCAGAGTACCTTTTGTGGAAGTCACAACAAAATCATCGGGTTTATGCTCAGGTTGCTTTTTCAGAAAGTCAATAAGAATTTTCGGAACATCTGTAACAGTACGCACTCCCGAAATAGTTTTTGCTCCTTGCTCAATATGCGCCTTGCCTTTGGTCACAAGTTTCTGATGAACATCTATTGTTCGTTCGGTGAGGTTTATATCTCGCCATTGCAAGCCGAGGCATTCGCCCAGTCGCAAACCTGCAAACATCATTATCATCGCAGGTAACTGTGCACGGTGTTCTGTTGATATCACCCACAATTGTTCTTGTGCAGTCAATGCTCGCCGTTCTGAGGTTTTTGCGTCACGGGGTATCTCTATGTATTGTGCAGGTGAAAATTCGATTACACGGTTTTCTATGGCATAATTGAACACCTGCCTTACTGCACCACGCCAATCACGCAAAGTCTTTTTTGCGGTCGGCTTGCCTGTGTGTGAATTGCAAGCGTATTCGTCAAGAATTATCTGCTGAAAGTCGGATTTGACAAGTTTGTTAATCGGTCGGTCATTCAGGGCAGAGAAGTGGCTCAGATAAATTGAATAGGTTTTGTACTGCCCCTCGGAAAGTATGGATTTTTTGTAGGCAAGCCATAAGTTAACGAGTTTTCCCCATTTCATTCCTGCGTTTAGCACATCCATACCCTTGCCGATTTGTAACTTGATAAGCTGTGCCTTTTCTTCAACCTCTTTGACAGAGTAACCGTTGACTGTTTTGTATTTGCGTTTGCCGTCCTCGTCTTTGCCAAGATATACAGACTTTTGATAGCGTCCGTCTGCACGCTTTTTAAGTTTTGTTTTTGCCATAATATACACTCCTTTTGCTTTAAAAAGGGTGCAAAAATCCCCTGATATTCAATGCTTGAAAATTTCAGGGGATTGTGGTACAATATTATTGCTTTTAGTAGTATCACTGCACCCTGCGTGTGGTGGTTTCCGCTCTGACTTGCGCCAACAGGTCAGGGCGGTTTTTATTTTTATTTTAATTTTTATTTGCTATGAGCATTTTAACCTTTGCATTATAACTTACTTTATCGTTCTCATCGTAATGTTCACCAATTGTAAAATCGTTAATGCCAAGAATTCGCTCTTGATTTTCTTTAACAAAAGCTACATCTTCTATATGGAGATTGCCGACATCTAAACCGTTGACAAGCACCTTGATTGCAGGCTCGCCTTTATAATCGTATTCCTGTAACTGCACATTAAGCACTTTGCCTGCTTTTTTGTCAGTTTTGAGTTGTTTAAGTAACTTCTGCCTGCCCTGAAAGGTAACACCTGCAACTTTAAAAACTTTCGTGTGCGACTTGCCCGATTCCGGTTGCATCGCAGGAGTTTTTACCTCTGATTTTGGCTTTTTAAATAATTTTGATAATAATCCCATAATAGCCTCCTCATTGACACATAATGTCAAATATTATATAATAATATTCGAGGAGTTCCTACTTCTCTAATCCTTATTTTGACCGCTCACAGTTGCCGCTGTGGGCGGTTTTTTATTTTGTTATTGCTTTATTGCTGTAAATTTATTTTTGTAATCCATAATAGTTACGAGGTGATTTTTATGGATTATAAAAAGTATCAGAAGTCCCGAAATATGTCGTGGGAAATCCTGTTAAAAGAAAACGTCCGAGAACTCCCTGTTAATATTGTCGAACTGTGTTACAAGCTCGGCATTGCAGTAAAGTATTATGATAAGTTTGAGCAGGGCAATGACGGTAAATGCACCGTCATTAACAATGAGCCTATCATACTTGTACGGCAAGACTGCAACCGACAGCGGAAACGCTTTACCGTTGCTCACGAGCTCGGACACATTATGCTTGGCCATGTTGGCCGCTATGAACTTATCAACCGAGAAATCTCGCCAAATGACAATCCCATTGAACAGGAAGCAAATGTATTTGCAAGCAGGCTACTTGCTCCGGCTTGTGTGTTGTGGGGATTAAAGGTCAAAAGTGCTGACGAAATATCTCAGCTCTGTGATATAAGTCAAACTGCAGCGGAATATCGCTGGCAACGAATGCAGGAGCTCTACAAGCGGAACAAGTTTTTAATTGCTCCGCTTGAACGGGAAGTTTACAAAAAATTTCAAGACTTTATTTTAAGTCATCAACATCAGGCAAATCCATAAGTTTATTAAAATCGTCGTCTGTAACGGTTGTTTCCTTAAAACTTCCGTCTCGGGCGGCAGTTTTTATTTTGTAAACTTTATTGTAATTACCACTACATATTAAATCATTTGAATATTCGAGAAGTTTGTTTTTTCCAAAATTATTTAATGCCGCATAGTTAGTAATTAGTTTTTCTTTGTGAATGTTTGTTTTGTCGTCTGAGTTACTATTAATAAACGAGGTGTACCCTAAAATATTGTTATTGTCATCTACATTTACCATATATGTATTACCTTTGTATGTTTCAACAACAATATAAAATTTGTGCCCATCCTCGCATAAAAATTCCATAGCCATTCCGCTACTCTTTTCTTGTGAGAAATTTACCGATAAAACTCTAATAAAATGGACATAGTCATAATCACACAAAGGGCATTTAATTTCAGCTTCTTCGATTTCATGTGGAATAAAATTTAGTCTTATAGTTTTTCCTATTAAATAATCGACAGAACATTTATAAAAATCAGCTAATTTGATTAAAGTTTCAGAGTTTGGTTCCCTTTCATTTTTTTCATAGCCAACGTAAGTTGTGTATGAGATCCCTAATTTTTCGGAAGCTTGTTTCATATTAAGATTAAGTTCTGTTCTAAGTTCTCTAAGTTTTTCTCCAAGCATATTTTTCCCTCCAATAAAACGATTTATTTGTCATAAATACAATACTCTAAATGAGTAAAAATGTCAAGCGAATAATTAAAATAATATTCATTTAGTGTAATTGCACAAAAATCTACAATACTCTTTGTGCGTAATTTACTTGTAAAAGATATTGACAAATACTCTTATTGCGTATATAATTAGCTTGTAAATACGCAATAAGAGTATTTTCGCTTAACACGATAAAGGAGGTGAGATTAGTGCTGTTTTTATATCCAAATATTGAAGCCGAAAGAGCAAGAGCTAATATGACACAAGAAGACCTTGCTAATAAGTTAAAAATTGAACGTAAAAGTTATTATAATTGGCAAACAAAAGGTAATATCCCTATTAATATACTTTTGAGTTTAGCTGATATTTTTAATTGTTCAACCGATTACTTATTAGGAAGAACTAACAATCCTTCTTGTTTCATAGAAGCTATCAGAAACTAACTTTGCCGAACAGCAGAAATCAGCTTAGGAGGAGATTTATATGGCTAACACTCATACAGATGAAATTTTTAATGTGTACGGTGCACTTGATAACCTCAACAAACGAATGAAAATCGTTGAGGAAAAAGTGCCTAATTACACGGCGGATATGCTTGAAGTTTATCGAAACCTCGGTGCTCTTACAAAGCGTATCGCAGAACTTGAAAACCTTATAAACAAGGAAACTACCACGCTGAAAAGAGGTGAAGAAGATGAATGAATTAAAAAAAATCCCTACCGCTCAGTTGGTAGAAGAGCTGAGCAATAGGGAAGATGTAGATAGTTATACAACCACCGAATCGTATGGTGTATTACACAAAGCAAAGAATGTGGATAAAAGATATCCTGTGGGAACAGTTGTGTTGTTTGTTAATCCACAGGGTAGGTGTTCTGAGTGATGTATTTAATATAGTCTCTGTAAAAATCATCAAAAGCAACAATTGTATTATCATCGGCATTTTTTTCAAGATAATCAAGCATTACAAATTTGCAAACGCTCTCAGGAAAATTATTGTCGGCGATTATGTCATTAGCTGTGTTGTATGTAACATCACTACCGATAACAACTTGTTTGCTTAACCATTTTTTAAAGCTCAGCACAATGCACACCTCACTTTCATTATATAGTGTAATGAATTGCGGTTCATCACTACATATAGTATATCATAGAAAGTTGGTGAAATCAATGCACATCAATGAATTTGCTGAAATCTTGCTTAAAAGCAGGAAACAGAAAAGTCTTTCACAAAGCGAGCTTGCTAAGAAATCGGGCTTTACTAAAAGAGCTATTCAGTATTGGGAAAAAGGCAAAAAGAGCATTTCTCTTGAAAATGCCGACAGGCTCTTAACGGCTTTAGGTGTAGAAATCAAGATAGGTAAAACAGAAAGCAGGTGAGAAAATGGCAAAACTTAAACTTATTGACACAAAGGACAGGTTCCTTCTTGAAATTGACGGAACAGAAATTCCGTATGTTACAAGCTATCAGATAACACGAACGGTCGGCGAGGTTGTACTGCTCAAGCTGGCTCTCAGCGTTGCTGATGTTGAATCAGTCGAAATCGTTTCAGACAAAATTACCAACGAAAATTAAGGAGGTGTACATATGCCGAGAGAAAGACCTATCATCAATTGGGATGAAGTCCCGGTGATAATTGATGTGCCGTATGTGGCACGGTTGCTTGCACTTAATGTTGATTACACAACACGGCTTGCACAAAGGGGTATTCTTCCTGCCCACAAAATTGGAAAGCTTTGGCGATTTGATAAGGAAGAAATCAGACAATACATAAAGGAGCATTAACAATGTGGTTAAGAAACTACCCGACAAAAAGGAAACTGCTCAAAGATATCGAAAACCTCAGAGCAGAGAACAGACATCTCGGCATTGAGTTGAGAAACGCAAGAACAGACCTTGCACTTGAAAAAACAGCGTCAAGCGGTTACAAGCACGAAAACCGAGAGCTAAAACGCAAGCTCAAAGCCCTTGAAACGCCTGAATCCGAATCCTTCGGTTTTGAATGTGTGGGGGTGGAGAAATGAGCAATAAAAAAAGTGCCTGTGACACTGTGAATGCCACAAGCACAAAGAACAATAAACCTGATTCAATTATATCCTCTGCAACAGAAAAAATCAAGTTGTGCAACGAAAAAAATCTTAAAGACCATAAATCTAAAGCAATTCTTGAGCCGGTAAAGAAAATGCTCTGCGAATTTTCGGCGCAGAACGAGGAATTTGCAAGAGCCGTTACGGCTGCAGAAAACCTTGAAAACCTGATTGATGAAGTGGGAAAAAAACTTCCCGCTGCAGTTTCCGACCTTGATGTGTATCAGCAGATTGTCGGTAAGATTTTCCCCGGAGCAAAGGTTACTTTCACAATGCAGATACATATGTCTGAATACGAACTTGAAGAACCTAATGTCGCAGAGCAGAAAACAGATCCTGTTACTCTTGACCTCGGCAATCTTATAGATTGGTAGGTGTCGGACAGATATGATTAAAAATCCTGAATATCTGCTCGAGAATATTCCTGATATTACAAGTGAAAACGAAGAGCAAATAGTGCCGTATTTTCCACAATATGCCTTTTATGAAAATAAAAGTAAAAGAACCTGCGACTATTTCTGCACAAGCTGTCAAAGCTGGCACATCGGCGAACAGCTCCGACTTTGTCATAATCAGGAATTTGTCTGCGGTCATTGCAAGGAAAGCGTAAAAGCAAAAGCCCTGCACTACGGCAGAAAAAAACTTGAAAGAAGTCGCAAGTTTGGTTTTTGCTTTGCTGTTGACGGCAGGCTGTACATCAGATTTGTAACGGCATATCAGGGATTTTCGGAAGATATTTACAACGAAAATCCTGTCGAAATGATGCCCCGATATACTTTTTCGGATGAATATCTTTATGTATATGAACAGCACGCAATGCAAAGATTTGCATATGGCTGGTACGATAAATCATTTCATCCGCTGAAGACAGACGGAATTATTCCTTCTGCTTCACAGGGGTTAGCGTGGTATTGGGGTCCGTCAGAAAAAACCTTGTATTCAGGCTGGGGTTCAACCGTACTTTTAAATCTCGATGTAATAACCGATACGGATCTCAGATATTCGTGTGCGGATGAGCTTTCAAACAGATATACGGTTCAAGGAATTCTCAAATGGCTGAACATATATGTGAGGCACAATAATGCAGAATACCTGATTAAAGGCGGTTTTGAGCATATTGCAGAGCTTTTGATTGACGGCAAACTTTCACTCAATAAAATTCATTGGAAAGAAACCAATCTGCTTAAAATGCTCGAATGTCGTAAGGAGGATATGCACTTTTTCGCAGATTATGATTCAAGTGCAATTGAACTTTACCGCAGTGTGATAAAGGAAGAACCGACCATTCATATGGCAAGCGAGTTCATAAGCAAGCTGTCAAAGCTCAGTACTTATGCTGTAGATGAACTTCACAAAAATAATCTTACATACAGACAGATTCTAAAGTACGGCAAAAACAATCGGAGAGTAATGCTGTGGAAGGATTATCTTGATAATTGCAAAAAACTTCCCGAGGGTATCGAAGAAATAATGCCGGCTCATCTTGAAGAGGCTCACGACAGAACGCTTGAAAAGGTTGCTTTCTATGCAAACAAAGAAGAAACGGAGCAGATTGCAAAAATGGCAAAGACACTTTCTCCGTTGCTGATGAGCACAGACAGCCTTATAATGCTTGCCCCAAAAAGCGGTGAAGAAATAATAGCAGAGGGCAGAATATTACAGCATTGCGTCGGCGGATATGTAAGACAGCACGCAAGAGGTGACACGATAATACTTTTCATTCGTCATAAAGATAAACCGAAAATCCCGTTTTTTACGATTGAAGTAAATCCCGAAACATTGGAAATAATGCAGTGCCACGGTTACAAAAATGAGCGTGACAGCGGATTTAAAAAGCCGGATGAAATCAAGAAATTTGAAAAGCAATACGCTGAATTTTTGGAGGATATAAAAAATGTCAGAAATAACAGTAAGCGAACAGCATAGGCAGGCAATTGAACTGCATCAGAAGATAATTGTCAGCGCAAACCTTGCACAGCAGAACATATGGGATATGTGCAACGGACTTAAAACAATGCGTGACAACAAGCTGTACAAGGAGCTTGGATATCCGAATTTTGAGGACTACTGCGAAACAGAGGTAGGTTTTAACAGAACACAGGCACATAAGTATATTTCTATTATAGAAAATACCTCTGAAAATGTTTACTCGAGTAAACATTTGGGAGTAAGTAAACTGTATCTTTTATCTACCATAAGCGAACCCGAACAGGCTGAAATTGCCGAAAAACTTGACCTTGAAAACACAACGGTCAAGCAGTTAAAGGCAGAGATTGACAGGCTGAAGGATGAAAAACAGGAGGCAACCGACAAGAGCATTGACTATTGCAGACAGCTCAATAACGCTAAGAAAGACGCCGACTATTACAAACAGCAGGCGGACACTTCAAAAGAAAGCTACCGCAATATTGAAAATCAGCTTGCAGAGGAAAAGAACAAAAATTTCAAGCTGACGAATAAAGTTCAGGAGCTTGAAAGCCGTCCTATTGAGGTTGCCGTTGCAGAGCCGAGTGACAATGAACGCAGACTCAATGAAACGATTAAGGCTTTGGAAAGGGAGAATATTAAGCATTATGACGAACTCGAAGAAGAATACCGCAACAACGAAAAAATCGTCAGAAAACAGCTTGAGGATGAAAAACAGGAGGCTCTTCGCAAACAAAAAGAGGAGTATGAAGAAAGGCTGAAAAATGTTCAGACTGCCGACGGTTCATCAGATGACAAGGATGTCTTTAAGGCATACTTTTCAATTGCATATGACAGCTTTGTCCGTATGCTCGATTTCGCCAAGCAGTCACAGGACAAGGAATTTTTCAAAGGCAAGGTTGAACATTTAATAGAGGCACTTGCCACACAAAACATAAATCTTTAAGGGGGAACAACAATGAAACTTTATGAGCTTACCGAGATGTACTCGGATTTATTTAATCAGTTTGACGCTATCAACGAATGGGAACCCGATACGAATGCAGACGGAATGCCGATTGATGATGACGGCAATATCATTGCCAATGTGGACGCATACCGCAACAAGATGTTGACAGCGTGGTTTGACACTCTTACGGGTATTGAGGGCGAATTTGACGAGAAAGCTGAGAGCATTGCAATCTACTACAAACAGCTTCTTGCCGAGGCTAAAATGCTTAAAGCCGAAAAGGCGGCAATTGCAAAAAGACAGTCACAAAAAGAAAAACAGGCGGAGAGTCTTAAAACCTATCTGTTTAAGTCAATGCAGGCACTCGGCAGACAGAAGATTGATATGCCGAGAGCGGTTATGTCGCTTAAAAAGAACGCTCCGAGCCTTGTTGTTGATGATGAAATTTCATTTGTTGAGTGGGCGGAGGAACACAATCTTGACCACCTTTTGAAGTACAGTATGCCCGAAGTGAAAAAGAATGATGTCAAGGCTCTCTGCAAAAAGGGCGAAGAAATCCCCTTCGTACATATGGAAGCCAAGCAGTCATTAAGTATTAAGTGAGGTGTTACAGATGATTGATTTTTCAGAGGTAACGAGAGCAAAGTCAAAGGCACGAATTGCCGTAACAGGTCCGTCAGGCAGCGGAAAAACATTGTCAAGTCTGTATCTTGCATATGGCATTACAGGCGACTGGTCAAAGGTTGCTTTGATTGATACAGAACACGAAAGAGGTCGCTTTTACGCAAGTAGGACAGACCTTAATACAGGCAAATTTCTTTATGCCTCAATGACACCGCCATATACACCAGATAAATATATTGAATATGTGAAATCGGCGGCTGATATTGTCGGCCCTGACGGTGCAATTGTTGTTGACAGCTTTTCTCATTGTTGGGATAACGAGGGCGGTGTCCTTGATATAAAATCGCAGATTGCTCAACAGCGTGGCAAGAACGATTATACCGCTTGGGATGAAGCAGGTAAAATTCAGAACAACCTTGTAAATACAATTCTTTCGGTTGATTGCCACACAATTATTACAATGCGTGCCAAAATGGCTTATGCAATGGAAGTAAATGACAGAGGAAAAACCGTGCCTGTAAAAATCGGACTTGCCCCTGTTCAGAGGGAAAACACGGAATATGAATTTGATATGTGTTTTCAGCTTGACCGTACTCACAATGCAAGTCTTTCAAAAGATACGACTTTTCTCGACAGTTGGACGGGCATAATTACTCCCGAACTCGGTAAACAGCTTGGAGAATGGCTCTCAAAGGGTGTTGAACTTCCGAGATGTTCCGATTGCGGAGATGTAATTATGGCATACGGCAAACGCACCGTTAAACAGATCATTGACGGCACAACAAAAAATTACGGCAGACAGCTCTGTATGCAGTGTGTTGCAAGGCTGATAAAGCAGAAGAAACAGGAAAAGCAGAGAGAGGACGCAGACAATGCAACTTCGACCGTATCAAAATGACCTTGTTGAGCAGGTAAGACAGGCTTGGCGAGAGGGTTACAAAGCCCCTTGCATTGTCCTTGGATGCGGTGGCGGAAAGTCCTGCATTGTCGCAGAAATTGCAAGACGAACAACTTGGAACGGGAAACGGGTGCTGTTCCTTGTTCACAGAAGAGAGCTTGTTGACCAAATATTCAGAACCTTTGTCCGCTGGGGTGTGCTTATGGATTTGTGCCAAATCGGTATGGTGCAGACCTTTACACGAAGATTGAAGAAACTGCCAAAACCCGCACTTATCATCACAGACGAAAATCATCACAGCCTTGCACAAAGCTACAAACGCATTTACGAACATTTTTCGGATGTTCCGAGGGTTGGCGTCACCGCAACACCTGTCCGATTAAACGGTGACGGTTTGGGCGATGTCAACGACAAGCTCATAGTCGGGGTGAGTACAAAATGGCTCATTGAACATAACTGCCTTGCCCCGTATGATTACTATGCTCCGAGTGTTGCCGACCTTACAGGACTGCACACCAAAATGGGCGAATATGTCGCCTCCGAGATAGAAAAAGCAATGACTAAAAATACAGTTTTCGGAGATGTAATCAAGTATTATAGACAGCTTGCAGACGGCAAAAAAGCGGTGTGCTATTGTTCAACTGTCAAACACAGTATGGCAACCGCACAGGCATTTTGCGAAGCGGGTATATCAGCAAGGCATATTGACGGAGCAACTCCGAAGGCACAGAGAGAACAGATTATAAACGAGTTTCGCAGCGGAAAAATCACGATTCTCTGCAATGTGGATTTGATTTCAGAGGGCTTTGATGTTCCTGACTGCGAATGTACAATTCTGCTCCGTCCTACTCACAGCCTTACGCTTTACATTCAGCAGTCAATGCGATGTATGCGCTATAAGCCAAACAAAAGGGCGGTAATCATTGACCATGTGGGCAACTATGCAAGGCACGGAATGCCTGATGACGACCGAGAATGGACGCTTGAAAAACGCAAAAAGCTGAGTGTTAAAAAAATCGAAAAGGAGCAGGAGGAAAAGGTCAGACAATGTCCCGAATGTTTCTTTACATTTTCAGCACCGCCGGCAGGGCAGAAAGCCGTGTGTCCGCATTGCGGTTATGTTTTCCCGACAGCCGAAAGAACCGTTGAAACCGATACCACCGCAAAGCTCATTAAGGTTGAGGGATTCAAGCTTGATTTCAGCACACCCGATGATTGCCACAGCTATGCGGACTTGCTTGCATACGCAAAAAGCCACGGCTACAAAACAGGCTGGGCATATTTTCAGGCACGAAAGAGAGGTATGATAGCTTGACAGAAGAACACGCAATTCAGAACAAAATCCGTATTGCAATTGCACCGTACTGCGATATTTTCCGTATAAATGTAGGTGCAGGCTTTACAAAGGACGGCAGATATTTCAATACGGGAGTTCCGCCCGGATTTTCGGATTTGTTCGGTGTCAGAAAATCAGACGGAAGAGCAGTCTTTATCGAGGTTAAAACTCCCAAGGGCAGACCTACCGAAAAACAGCAGAAATTCATACAGATGATGAAACTCAACGGTGCTGTTGCAGGAGTGTGCAGAAGTGCCAATGAAGCAATTAAATTAATTTTGGAGGAATAATCATGGGTTTTAAATCAAACTGGAACGAAGCAACACAGGGCAGTTCAATCAAGCCTGAGGGTGATTATGAGTGCCTTATCGCTAAGGTTGAGGAGAGAGTAACAAAGAATGGCAAAGAAAATCTGAACATCTCAATGGTAATCAGAAATGATGTTGAGCAGAACTATAAAAACGGATATATATTTGATACATTGTGGAAGAAGAAAGAGCCTACAAACGCAGACTTGCAGGTCAAGGGATACAGCTATGGTCAGATTATGGCACTCGGCAAGGCGGCAGGACTTCCCGATGGCAAGGAGTACGACAGCCTTGAGCAGTTCTGCGGTGAGCTTGTCAATAAGCCGTTGCGTGTAACTATAAAGCACGAAGAATACAACGGAAAAACACAGGAGCGAGTAAGCTGGAGAAATCCTACAAAATATCCGACTGTAAAGCATATTTCAAAGCAGACGACAACCAATACAGCTACAGCCTATGCACAGCCACAGCAGAGTTATGCACCTGCACAGACAGCAAATCAGGGCTTTGTTGATATGCCGATTGACGATGATTTGCCGTTCTGATTTTGAAAAAATTCTTCGGGAATTGCATAAAACAGTGCAATTTTCACCGTGTTTTTCCTTATATATGGAGGTGAAAAAATGGGCTTTACAAATTTAAACCCAAATAAAAATAAATATTTTGCAGTTCCCGAGGAATTGAAAGGTTACAAAAACTGGGTGTGTTGGCAGTCATATCCCGATCCGAAATCGCACAGCGGAATTTCAAAGAAACCGATAAATCCAAGAACGGGTGGCTTTGCAATGCCGAATAACTCGGACACTTGGTCAGACTTTGAAACAGCAGTCAGAGAATCCGCCAAATATTCGGGTATAGGCTTTATGTTCTCAAATTCACCGTTTTTCGGTGTTGACCTTGACGATATGCCGAATGACATTCAGGACTACCAAAACGGCGGAGCTGACAACATAATCAGCGAGTTTGTGAACACTTTGCAGAGCTACACCGAATTTTCGCAGAGTAAGACAGGTGTTCACATAATCTGCAAGGGAACTCTTCCCGAGGGCAGAAGAAAGGCGAAGAATGATTCGGGCGGTTTTGAAATGTACGAAAACGGCAGATTCTTTGTTGTGACAGGTGATTACTGCTCTGCATATGCGTACATAAACGATTGCACCGAAAGCATAAAACCGTTGCATTCAAAATATCTCGGCAAGGCAACAGAGCCACAGCCTAAGCTCCGTAACATTGAGGTCAATCTGAACACCGTTGACGATATTGTCAGGGCCGCCTGCAATGCCAAGAACGGAAGTCTTTTCAAGGCTCTGTACAGCGGTGATTTTTCGGCTTACTCGTCACAGAGCGAGGCGGACATGGCTTTTTGCAATATGCTTGCGTTCTGGTGCGGTTGCGATACCGACAAAATGGATTCGATTTTCAGACAATCAGGCTTAATGCGTGACAAGTGGGACAGAAAACAGTCGGGTACAACCTACGGCATTATAACCCTGCAAAAGGCTGTGTCGGGCTGTACGCAGACCTATAACCCAAAACAGCATAACGATTATTCAATTTCAATCGGTGAGGGCAAGGCTGTTCAAGCGGTTAACGAAGAAAAAATGCGTGCCTACACCTTTGACGATATGGGTAATGCCGACAGGTTCGTTGATTTATTCGGCGATAATGTAAGGTATTGTTACACCGAGAAAAAGTGGTATTACTACAATTCTATGAAGTGGTGTGTTGACAATATCGGGGTAGTTTTGCGAATGGCGGACAAAAGCGTTGAGGCTATGAAAGCCGAAGCAAGGCTGTACTTGCAAGCTGATGAAGAGAACGGCGGAGATATGTCAAAAGCATTTGAAAAGCATATGAAAGCAAGCCGTTCCAACAAATCAAAAAAAGCAATGCTCAATGAGGTTGAACACCATATCCCCGTACTTCCGGCACAAATGGATAAATACCGTATGGCATTAAACACCCCAAGCGGAATAATCAACCTTAAAAACGGCGAAGTGAGGGCACATAATCCCGAATATTATTTTACAAAGATTACTTCGGTTGACTGCTCTCAAACGGCAGAGTGTCCCCGTTGGCTTGCATTTCTTGACGATATTTTTGCAGGTGATAAGGAGCTTATTCGCTACATTCAAAAGGCGGTCGGTTATAGTCTGACAGGCTCAACAGCCGAGCAATGCGCATTCTTCCTTTACGGCACGGGACGAAACGGCAAGAGTACATTCATTGATGTTATCCGTGATGTATTCGGCGATTATGCCGCAAACATTCAGCCTGAAACAATTATGGTAAGAAACTCGCAGAGCAGTGCCATAAACAGCGACATTGCACGGTTAAAGGGCGCAAGACTTGTCACCTCGGTTGAGCCGAACGAGGGCGTGCGAATTAATGAGGGACTTCTCAAACAGCTTACGGGTGACGATACCGTAACGGCAAGAAAGCTGTACAGCGAGGAATTTGAGTTCAAGCCCGAGTTCAAGCTGTGGATGGCAACAAACCATAAACCGATTATCAGAGGCACTGACACGGGCATATGGCGAAGAATACATATGATACCGTTCAATGTTCAGATTCCCGAGGATAAGGTTGATAAGAACCTTACGCATAAGCTCAAAGCCGAAATGACCGCAATTTTCAAATGGTGTATCGACGGCTGTATTCTGTGGCAAAGAGAGGGTTTGAAAATGCCGTCTGCCGTTCTTCAGAGCGTGAGAGAGTACAAGCGTGAAATGGATGTTATTTCCGCCTTTATCGAGGACAGATGTGTGTTAGAGGGTTCGGTTCAGGCAAGCACGCTCTATGCCGCCTATACAAGCTGGGCAGGGGATAACAACGAATATTGTATGTCAAATACCAAATTCAGCACCGAGCTTGCCAAACGATTTGAAAAGGTAAGAGGCAAAAACTATAACTTTTTCAACGGCATTTCACTTTTTAAAGATTGTTGAGGTGGAGGGTGGTGGAGGGTTTGACGGTTTTTCTAACCTTTCGTATAAGAAAAATAAACTAATATTATATATATAGAAAGGGTTCTTTAAAATAGCCCCAAACCTTCCACTACCCTCCGAAAGAGGTAATATGAAAAAATATGATTTTAACAATCCACAGGTGTTTGAACAGCTTGAGGATAAAGCAATTGACGGTCAGCTTGATTACTCATCCTTTCCGCCGCCCGAATATAAATACTTTTCAAGGCTTGCAAAGGTCGGCTACAACAACCGTCATAAAGGCTGGGACATAAACATCTGCCTTGAATGGCAGGACAAGCTCAGAACGGAGTATAAGCGTGACAGAAATGACGCAGACGAATACCGCCTGCTCTCACAAAGAATTATGGATAATGTAAAGAAAAGCGCCGACTTCGTCCGTAAGATGTATCAGTCCCAAACCAACGAGCAAACCGTAATCAATGCCCTACAAGCCTTAGAATGCCTAACCAACGAAAACGGCTTAACCAAAAGAATAACCGAAAAATTAAAGGAGAATTAAAATAAATGAAAGTACATCATTGCATAGATGTTTGTTGTGGAGGCCGTATGTTTTACTTTGATAAACATAACCCAGATGTAGTCTTCATGGATAACCGTAAATTTACTGATACTCTTTGTGACGGTAGAGCGTTTGAAGTCAAACCCGATGTTGTGGCCGATTTCAGGAATATCCCTTTTAAAGATGATACGTTTAATTTAGTAGTATTTGACCCACCGCATCTAATCAAAGTAGGGGATAAATCTTGGTTGGCAAAAAAGTACGGTAAACTTAACCCACATACATATAAAGATGATTTATCTAAAGGGTTTAGGGAATGTTTCAGAATTTTGAAACCATATGGAATTTTGGTTTTTAAATGGAATGAAACAGATGTTAAAACTAACGAGATAATTAAATTATCACCAATACCTCCACTTTTGGGACATAAAAGTGGAAAATTGAATAAAACACATTGGCTACTTTTTATGAAAAATGGTACTGAAAGTGAGGTAGAAGAATGAAAATTGAAGAATTAAAACAGCATATAGAAGAATGTGTAGAACTCTTATCCAAAAAGCAAAAACAAGTATATGACAGCAAAAAGCGAAGAGGAAAAGACTTTTATATATTTGAAGGAATGATAACTGCATACGCAAGGGTAGGTCATTTTCTTGAAAATTTGGAGGAGTGATATAGATTGACGGTTAAAGATTATTTATATTCGGTCAGGGTTTCGGATAAGCTGATCAGAACGAAAGAACACGAGCTGTCGAAACTTAGGCTGAATATTGCACAGGTATCGGTTAAGCAGAACGAGCCTGTTAAGACATCAGGAGTGAATGACCCTATGCGGATTGTGGACAGGATTGCAGACCTTCAGGCTGAAATCAATCGGGAAATTGACAATCTTGTGCGGTTGAAAACTGAAATCCGCAGTAAAATCAACGCACTTGACGATTACCGTTACATTGCAATTTTGACCGAGTATTACATAAATTGTCAGAGGTGGGAGGATATTGCCGAGAGTATGGAAATGAGCGTAAGGCATACCCTGAGATTACACGGCGAAGCGTTACAGGCGTTCCGAAAAAAGTTCGATTTCTCGTAAAATTATTTTGAAATGTCATTGAATGTCACCCTTACCCTGCGTATAATGGTATTATGAAAGTTTGACAAACAGGACATATGCGAAACTCTCCTAAGTTAAAAAAATTGCACAGACCGCTCATAGTTCCAGCTGTGGGCGGTTTTGTGTTGTGAGGGAAAATCAGATAAAAGAGGTGAGGTGATTGCCCAATGAGAAAAATTTAATACCGTTTACATCTGACCAAAGCCGTGATGAAGCCGTGAAAAACGGAGCAAAGGGCGGTAAGGCTTCGGGCAAGTCACGCCGCCGTAAAAAGAGTATGAAACAGGTTATGGATATGTTACTTTCGTTGCCTGCCAACACTCCTGCCGACTGGGAAATGCTTATTGATATGGGAATTAATGTTGATGAGATTGACGAAAATTTGGTCAATAATTTGCTCGTTGTAAATGCGGCACTTCTCAAAAAGGCTAAAACAGGTGATGTTAATTCCATTAAAGAATTAAGAAATATTATCCGTGACAATGTTTTTGAAAATCATAAAATCAAGCTCGACAATGCCTATCTCGACATTGAACGCAAAAAGGCTGAACCGCCAAAGAGTGACGGTTCGGAGTACAAAGGAATACCGGCTAATATGGTTGCACCGTCGTTTTCGTCGGTGCTTTTTGATATTGAGGGTAAAGAACATTCGGAATATGTTTTCCCCGGCGGAAGAGGTTCAACAAAATCGTCTTTCGTCAGTCTGAATGTTATTGATTTGCTTATGAAGAACGAGGATATGCACGCCTGTATTTTTCGTCAGGTAGCCGACACTCTGCGCAGTTCGGTGTATCAGCAGATTTTGTGGTCAATCTCTGCTCTCGGTCTTGAAAGCGAGTTTAACTGCACCGTGTCACCTCTCGAAATCACGAGGGTAAGCACAGAACAGAAAATATACTTCCGTGGAGCAGATGATCCGGGCAAGATTAAATCAATCAAAGTACCGTTCGGCTATATTGGCGTTGTGTGGTTTGAAGAACTTGACCAGTTCACCGGCGAGGAGGCTGTCAGAAAGATTGAACAGTCGGTGATTCGTGGCGGTGACACGGCTTTTAAATTTAAATCGTTCAACCCTCCGAAATCTGCACAGAACTGGGCGAACAAGTATGTTAAAATTCCCCGTCAAGACAGGCTCGTTATTGAGAGTACATACCTTACAGTACCGTCAAAATGGCTCGGAAAGCCGTTTATAGATGACGCAGAGTTCCTGAAAGAAACAAACCCTACCGCCTATGAAAACGAGTATATGGGCATTGCTAACGGCACAGGCGGCAATGTATTTGATAATGTTGTTATTCGTGAGGTCACAGATGACGAAATTCAGACCTTTGACAGATTTTACAGAGGAGTTGACTGGGGTTGGTATCCTGATCCGTTTGCCTATGATTGTATGACTTACATTCCAAGTCAACACAAGCTCATTATTTTTGACGAGGAACATTGCAACAAAAAAAGCAACAGGGAAACAGCCGAATTGCTCAGAACTAAGCACGGAGTTACAAGTAATGATTTGATTACCTGCGACAGTGCAGAACAGAAGTCAGTCGGCGATTACAGGGCTGACGGTTTAATGGCTCGTTCGGCAGAAAAAGGACCCGGTTCGGTTGTTTACTCGATGAAGTGGTTGCAGTCTTTACGGGAGATTGTGATTGATAACACACGCTGTCCGCATACTGCACAGGAGTTTCTCGACTATGAATACGAGCGTGATAAGGACGGCAATGTTATCAGCGGTTATCCCGACAGAGACAACCACCATATTGACGCTGTCAGATATGCAATGAACAGAGTATGGAAACGCAGAGGTGAATAATGGGACTTATAGATTTTTTGAAAGGAGTGTGGAGGCGAATGTTTCCGCTTGAAAATATTCGGCAGGCGCTTAATTTACGGCTTGCGATTACAGCAGAAATGCAAAAGGCTATCGGCATATGGCAAAACTGCTATGTCGGCAAAGCTCCGTGGCTTGATGAAAATGTCATCAGTTTGAGGCTTGAGCAGTCAATCACAAGGGAGTTTGCTAACATTACGCTTAACGAAATGACGGTGAACATCTCAAATGAAACGCTGTCAAAATTGTTTGAAACTGCAACCGAGGAGCTTAATTCAGAGTTACAGTCAGGTCTCGCAACAGGTGCAATGGTTATCAAGCCTTTGGGCGGTGACAGGGTGCAGTACATTTCTGCAAATGCTTTTGTGCCGATTGAGTTTGACGCAAAGCACAGGCTTGTAAAGGTCATCTTCCCCGAATTTAAGAAAATCGGTGACAACTACTACACAAGGCTTGAATATCACAGCCTTGATAAGGACAAGGGCTTGACTGTTACTAACACGGCTTATCGCTCGGCATCTCCCGAAGTTCTCGGTACTGAAATTCCTCTCGCTGTCATTGACGAGTGGGCAGACTTACCGCCTGCGGTCACATACCCCGACATGAAAAGACCTGCGTTCGGTTATTTCAGAGTGCCGATTAAAAACACGGTTGACGGCTCATCATGCGGTATGTCGATTTTTGACAGCGGACTTGAAATCATTCAGAAAGCCGATATGCAGTTCGGACGGCTTGACTGGGAATTTGAAAGCGGAGAGCGTGCAATTCATGTTGATTCTGCCGCATTAAAGAACGGCAAAGCCGACAGACTTAACAGGCGTTTGTACCGTGCCGTTGATGTGGATTTGGGCGACGAAGAACTGTTCAAGGACTTTTCGCCTGCGTTCCGACAGTCCGACATTACGGACGGCTTGAATACATATCTGCGTATGATTGAATTTGCGGTCGGTCTTGCATACGGTGACCTTTCAAACCCCGAAACAGTTGCAAAGACTGCTACGGAGATTAAGTCGGCAAAGGACAGAAAGTACAACACCGTGTCGGCAATTCAGAAACAGCTTCGCTATTGCCTTGATGACTTGGTGTATGCTCTTGCCTTTTACAATTCGCTGACAACAAGCGGTTATTCGTTTGTATGCGATTTCAAGGACAGTATTCTGACCGATGAAGAAACCGAACGTAAGCAGGATATTCAGGACTTGAACCTTGGTATTATGCGACCTGATGAGTACCGTATGAAGTGGTATGGAGAGGACGAAAAGACAGCGAAAAAGAATCTTCCGCAATCCTCTGAGGTTATCGAATAATGTTCACTCCGACTGAAATTGAGGCTTTGCCCTCGGCTATGGAACAGTTGTACCGCAGTTTACAGTTAAATATTATGTCCGACCTTACGGAGCGTTTAAAAGCTAACGGTGAGGAGATAACCTCTGCCGCCGATTGGCAGATTAACAGGCTTTATGAATTGGGCGTGAGCAAGGATGAAATAGACAGCCTTATTCAAAGCACGCTCGATGTGTCTGACGATGAAATTGATAGAATCTATGATGAAGTCGTGAAATCGGGATATGCAAGAAATGAGGAGCTTTATACAAGCAAGGGCAAAGAGTATATTCCTTATGCAGAAAATAAACAGTTGCAACAACTTGTAAAGGCGGTTAAAAATCAGACAAAATCGGAGTACAGGAACATTACAGGCTCACTCGGATTCGCCGTGAGAAATGCCGACAATACGCTGTCATTTACTCTGCTTGCGGACTTTTACCAACGCACTCTTGGCAACGGACTTATGCAGATTGCAAGCGGTGCGGTTGATTATAACACAGTCCTTAAAAGAGCGGTTAAAACTATGACCGACAGCGGATTGCGTACCGTCGATTATGCAAGTGGTTGGAGCAATCGTGTTGATGTGGCGGCACGCAGGGCGTTGATGACAGGTTTTAATCAGGTGGTTACAAAGGTCAACGAGGACAATGCCGAACAGCTCGGCACGGAATATTTCGAGGTCAGCTATCACCGTGGTGCAAGACCGACACATCAGGTGTGGCAGGGCAGAGTGTACAGCAAAAAGGAGCTTGAAACAGTCTGTGGTCTTGGTACAGTAACGGGGCTTTGCGGTGCTAATTGCTATCACAGCTATTCGCCGTTCATCAAGGGCATTGATACGCCGACATACAGCGAAGAAGAACTTGACCGTATGAACGAGGAAGAGAACACGCCGAAAGAATACAACGGCAGACAGTACACGGCATATGAGGCACAGCAGAGGCAAAGACGGCTTGAAACCGCAATGCGTGCCGACCGACAGAAGATTGAACTGCTCACACAGGGCGGTGCCGATGACGACACAATCACAGGCGCAAAGGTCAGATATTTTCAAAGGCAGGACGAATATGTAAAGTTTTCCAAAGCAATGAACCTCCCTCAGCAATGGGAAAGAATAACCGTTGACGGCAAAAATGCTTTAGGCTCAAAACTCCCGAAAAAGGCAGAACGCTTTGACCGCCGTGCCGAATACAGCCTTGATGGAGACAATAAACGAATAGCCCAAACCCGAGCCGATGAGTGGCACGATAAAGCAAAAAAAGCAAAGAAAAAGAGTAAAAAAATAGATACAGGCACAAGTCAGAAATCAGATGTTCAGAAAAAAACTGTTGAAAAGGCAGAAAATAATGATATAATTAAAGAAACAAAACAACTGTCTTTGAGTAATGTTGAAGAATTTGAAAATTGGCAGAATGATTATTATGAACTAAATAAAGATGTATCGTTCAGTCGAGATGATAACCCTTCTATTTACCGATATACAGGTGGTGATTACGACATTATCAACGCTCTTGAAAGAGGTGGAGAGTCTCTTGAAAAGGTTAAAAAACGCTATGGTGAAAAGTATGTGAGTAGCCTTAATGGTGTTGGTGATGAGATATCAAAAGAACTATCGAAATTCAAGCTGAACGAACCTTTAAAATTAAAACGGTCCGTGGGGAATGTGGATTTTATTACGAATGCGACTTCATCGGTTGAAGATATGCGTAAAATGATTGGTAAAAAATTTACTGAGAAGGGATTTACCAGCACAACCTTGTGTTCTGATACACAGTTAGCATTTGGTGGAATTGATAAGCCAACGAGAACTACTCTGGAAATTATTGCACCAAAGGAAACTAAGGGAGCTTATCTATACAAAATTTCAGATAGTCCTGCTGAATTCGAATTTTTGATTGATAAGAATACAACATATGAAGTTGTTGACGCTGGAGAACGAGAGATAACTGTAAAAGATTATAAAGGTAATTACGAAAAAAAGACTGAACGATTTATGACATTAAAGGTGGTTGAACAATGATAGATAATCCCGTTGATTGGTTTTATCATAGTGCAAAATACGCTATTGATAATACAGGTACTATTCAATACGGATGTGCATTTTTGATGAACGATAATGCACCAAAATCAGTAGTTGTTGAATATAAAAAATACCTTAATCTTATTAAGAAACCTTTTTTCTCTTCTGAAATTGGAATTTTTGAACCGTATGTAGTTAATGGACAACATAGGTACAAATTAATAGGTTTTTCTGAAAACCTGACTGCTTTTGAAAAAGAACAAGCTCATATATTTAAAAGCTTAATAGAAAACGGCTATATTAGCAATGACCCATTTATCTAACCGCTCCGTAAAAAGGGCGGTTTTGTTGTATCTTTAACTTGCCAAGAATAGCCTAAGAGCATGAAAAACGGCTTGTTTACGGCATTATTTAACTTGCCTGCAACTTGCCAAAGCAAAACTTAATACATCAAATCAGCACTTTGAGAAATCAGAGTGCTTTTTTATTATTAATCAAAGAAAGGTTTGATACTATGAGAAAAAGAATTTTAGCAATTGTACTTATGGTAGTTATGATTGCAACAACCGTACTGGTTACTGTGGGTTGTACCGAGGCAACGCAGGTATCGTACAATGTTTCGCAGGAAGCAGACAATTTCAATGTGATACGCAGGCTTACGGTTATTAACACAAGAACCGATAAGCCGTCATTTGAACTTGTTGCCGCTTTTTCATTACAGGTCGATAATGACGATAACCAAATTGAGGTTGTCTGTGAAACGGGCAAGGGTGAATACAAAAAGCATATCATAGGTCTTAATGATGAAACTATGTATGTTGTAGAGGACATAAGCGGTGCAGAAGTGGACAAATACCGTTATGAAATTAACTTCCTACCTAAACAGATTTTACCGATTACATTTAAGAGTAAAGATTAACAGTTAAACTCGTCGATTTCGACCGGTTTAGAAAGGTGGTGACAGAATGAAAATCAGAGTGACAACAGCATTTAATGACAGGCAGAACGGTTATGTAACCCGACCTGTGAATGAAGTTTTTGAATGTTCCGAGCAGAGAGCAAAGGAACTCATTGACGGCGGTTTTGCAGAAGAGCTCAAGCCTGACGCTCCCAAAAAGCCGAGAGCCAAAGCAGTTAAAACAGAAAAAACAGAAAAAGCAGATTAAGCGCCCTTGCATTTGATTGCATAGGTGCTTTTATTTTACCCTGTCGTAGGTTATAACGGCTGAATTTCTACCGCAGGCAAAGCGGAATACAAGCTATGCAGAAAGGATTTACTATGAAGAATATACACACACTTCTCTCCGAAATCGGCTTTACAGTTCCCGAAGATAAAAAGGTAGACTTTGAAAAAGCCTTTGCGGATAATTACAAAACCGTGTCAGAGGTTGAAAAGCTCCGCACCTCAAGGGACAACTACAAGTCACAGCTTGAAACTGCACAGACTGCACTCAAAAAGTTTGAGGGTGTCAATGTGGACGAGCTCAAGGGCGAAATCAAAAAGCTCAACGGCGAACTTGAAACAAAGGAAAACGAGTATCAGATAAAAATCGCCGATATGGAGTTTAACTCTGTTCTTGACACCGCTGTTTCAAAGAGCGGTGCGAAAAATGCAAAGGCTGTCAAGGCTCTGCTTGACCTTGAAAACCTGAAAACATCTAAAAATCAGGCAGATGACATCAAAAAGGCTCTCGAACAGGTTAAGTCCAAAAACGGCTATATGTTCGGTTCTGATGAGCCTTTTCAGAATCCTGTCGGTGCAACCGATACAGGTAACGGCGGTACAGGCTCAAATCCGCTTGCGTCAATGCGTGCGGCTATGGGACTTTCTGCCGAAAAGAAATAATTTTATTAAATCTATGAGGTGATTTTATTATGGCAAACACAATTGCACTTTTTAAACAGTACACAGCGTTGCTTGATGAGGTCTATAAGCAGTCTGCACTCACAAGCAAAATTGACGGTGCGTCAGACCTTGCAACACAGGGCGCTAACGCAAACGAGCTTATCATTCCGATGCTCACAATGGACGGTCTTGCAGACTACTCACGCAACAGCGGTTATGTTGACGGCGATGTTGAGCTTACAAACGAAACCGTGAAATGTAACTTTGACCGTGGCAGAATGTTCACGGTTGACACAATGGACAACGCAGAAACGGCAGGCATTGCATTCGGCAGACTTTCGGGCGAGTTTATCCGCACAAAGGTTGTTCCCGAGCTTGACGCTTTCCGCTTTGCAAAGTATGCCGGTACAAGCGGTATTTCTTCCGTGAGTGCAACTCTCACAACAGGCGAAGAGGTTGTAAAGGCTCTCCGCACAGCCTCAACAAAAATGGACGAGGACGAAGTTCCTTTCGAGAACAGACACCTTTTCATCACATCACCGCTTTACGGTCTTGTGCAGGATCTCGATACAACAAAGTCAAGGGAGGTTCTCAGCCGTTTTGCAGATACCACACTTGTTCCTCAGTCAAGATTCTATACAGCAATTGAACAGCTTGACGGCACATCCTCAAGCAAGGAAAAGGGCGGTTACAAAAAGGCGACTTCGGGCAAGAATATCAACTTTATGATTATTCACGGCTCTGCTCCGATTCAGTTCACAAAGCACCTTGACACAAAGGTTATTGAGCCGTCAGTTAATCAGAGTTCTGACGGTTGGAAGTTTGGTTATCGTATGGTCGGTATTGCCGATGTTTACGAGAATAAAAAGGCAGGTATCTACTGCCATTCAGCCGTAGAGGCTTAAAGGAGTTTTACTATGACCGCTTATGCCGATGAAGGCTATTACATCTCTGAATATCTCTGTGGCAGAAAGGCGGTCATTGTTTCCGCCTTTGATTATTATGCACGCTCTGCAACCCTGCTCATTAAGGCATACACAGGCGAAAATGTTGACGGGAACAATATTCCCGAAAGCGTAAAACTCTGCTGTTGTGAGCTTGCAGAGCTTGTATATAACGATGAAAAGCAGTCCGCAAATTCAGGAATTTCATCCGCAAGCGTCGGTGATGAATCCGTAAGCTATGTGTCCGAAGAAGAGCGTAAAACCGCCCATAAAAAGGCTGTCAGACACACAATTTACAAGTATCTTGCCGACACCGATTTGCTGTACAGAGGTGGTCGCAGATGATTATTACCCCTGAAAGCTCCTGCACAATCTACAGATTCAACGGCTCAGGCTATGACCGATATTTCATTCCCGAATGTCATTGGCAGGAGAACAAGGCTCGCAATGTGCTTAAAAGCGGAATGCAGAACGCTGACAGCGTGACGGTGTATATTCCGATTGAATCCGCAGGGCTTTTGCCCGGCTTTTTAAAGCCGAGCGAAAACCTTTTTGCAGGTCAGCTATGCACCCCTCAGAACAGCGCACAGGACATTATTATTAAGGGCGAGAGTAATTTTACCTTTGATAATTCAAACCCTCAGAGCGTGTCACAGAGCCTTAAAACGCTAAAGCAAAAACACAGGTGCTATGCGGTTATGTCGATTGATGAAAAGCTCTACGGCGTAACCGATTTACAGCACATCAAAATTTCGGCGAGGTGATTGCATGAAGATTGTTCAACCGCCCGATTTTGTCATCAAGTCAAAAAACGGTACGGCAGGTTTCCTCTGGGATAAAAAGTTTGCAGTACGCAAAAATGCCGATGTGTTAAAGGTGCAAAAGTATGTTGACAGCACGGTTTTACGATTGATGAAACCCTATACACCGTTCAGAAACGGCGTGCTTGAAAAGTCGGCAACCCTCTCAACGGTTATAGGCTCGGGCGAAATTCATCAGAACACACCGTATGCGAGGTATCTCTACTACGGCAAGGTTTACGGTCCTAATATCCCGATTAAGGAAAACGGTGTTATTGTGGGCTATTTCAGCCCTAAAGGACAGAAGAAACACCCAACAGGCAAAATGCTTGCTTATTCTCGGGCAAAGCACCCTCTTGCCGGCAAGATGTGGTTTGAACGAATGAAAGCCGACCGTAAAAAAGAGATTTTACAGGGTGCTGCTAAAGTGGCAGGAGGCACGGCAGAATGAACATAATTGAACTTATGCAGAGCATTGTGATGAGCTTTCCAAAGCTGAACGATGTCCTGCACATTGACTACACAACTCCCGACACCGACAGCTACGGCTTATCTCCGACAGGCGACACACTGATTAAATCCGATGTTCTCGGCAATCAGGAGCGACAGCACACATTCATCTTGTACGCTGTTTATCAGTCGGTTAATGACTATGACCGACTTGCCAACAGCGGACTTATTAACGAGTTACAGCTGTGGCTTGAAAAACAGGCAAAGGGGCAAACGCTGACCGTAACGGTTGGCAACAATGAGCTTGCAGGTACGCTCACAAAAATAACCTGTTCAAACGGAATGCTTTATGACATACCCGACAGCAATTTAATCGGTAATGTAATGTATCAGTTACAGATTACCGCAGATTACAAAATCGAAAGTGAGGAATTTTAATTATGGCAACAACACCCGATATCGGTAAACTCAAAAGAAGTTATCTCATGCACTACATTGACGCTTCGTTTGGCACAGGCGAAAACCCTAAGTGGTTTTTGATTGGTCGTGACATCGAGGATATGTCCGTTGAACTCAACCCCGACACAGAAACAGTCAAGAACATTCTTGATGAAACCGTTGTAAACGATAACGGCTATGAACCGTCAATTGACGCAGACACTTATTACGCAAACACAGGCGATGCAATCTACGAAAAGATTAAGGATATTGCAATGAACCGCCTTACAGGCGACGACTGCAAGACTGCAATTCTTGAAGTTCTTGTTGATAAGAAGACAGGTCCGTATGACGCTTGGACTGAAACCTGTATCGTAAAGCCACAGTCCTACGGCGGTGCTCAGGGCGGTGTGAACATTCCGTTCAACATCGCATTTAACGGCGACAGACAGCAGGGTACGGCTACAATTGAGAAGAAAGTGCCGACCTTTACCGCAACGGTTTAATCTTTGGGGAGGGATTGATTTATGCAGAAACTTGTTTTTGACAGAGGTTACAAGGAGTATCAGATTGGCGATGACGAAAACGCAGTAATCCGGATCAACACCGCGGATGTGGGCATTCTTGCAAGGCTCAACGAGGCAGTCAAGAATGTTGAGCAGATTCAGAAGAAGTATGAAAACGCTGAAAAAGCTGAAAACACAGACGCAATTCAGCTTATCACCGAGTGCGACAAGGACATCAGAGAGCAGATTAACTACATTTTCGGTTCGGATGTCTGCACGGTTGTCTTTGGTGAAATTAACTGTCTTTCACTTGCGGGCGGTAAGCCGATTTTTGAAAACTTCCTTGAAGTGCTTATTCCTGTTATGCAGGCTGATTTTGAATCGGCACAGAAAATTTCCGATGAGAAAGTCGGCAAATACACTTCACAGGTGAAAAAGTGATTGAATTACTGCCGAAAAGCCTTGAGGTTGACGGCAGAAACTACGAAATCAATTCCGACTTCCGTGTTGCTCTGCTGATTTTCAAAGCCTATGCAGACGATGATCTGAACGATTTTGAAAAATGCCGAGTGTGTGTCGAGTGCCTTTACAAGGAAATCCCCGAAAATTACCAAAAGGCACTTGACAGGGCAACTTGGTTTCTTGACGGCGGAGATATTCCCCAGGGCAAACAGCTCCCCGTTCGTGTGCTTGATTGGGAACAGGACGGACACATCATCTTCCCTGCTCTCAATAAGGTTGCAGGAGTGGAAACACGCACAGTCGATTATATGCACTGGTGGACTTTTCTCGGCTTGTTCAATGAAGTGGGCGACGGCTTGTTTACACAGGTGATTTCAATACGCACCAAAAAGGCAAAGCATAAGAAGCTCGACAAAACCGAACGGGATTTTTACAGCGAACATAAAGAACTTATCGACCTAAAGCCCAAACTCACAGCCGAAGATAAAGAGGAACTTGACTTCATAAATTCGCTCGTGTAGTGTAGTATCTTATCACATATTGTTGACATTCTCTAAATGTTAGTGTATGATTAAGTAAAAATTATATTGTTTTAACATTTAGAAGGATGAATGATGAAAAAACTCATAGCGTTAGCATTAACCGCAGTTTTTGCAGTATCGCTTGTTGGCTGCGGTACAACAGCGGAAAGCAGTTCAAACACCGATATAAAGGCTGAAACCACTGAATCTGTGACGACAGAAATTCCCACAACGGTGCAGGAAACAACAAAGGCAGAGTACGATTTAGCTATCGAAAACACCTTAAAAGATATTAAATACTGTACTCCGTCACAGTTTGAAACAAAAGGTACAAGCGGATTGATTTTTAATCACAAAAGTCCAGAAAATGATAATCTTCTTGTAAGTTATACGGAATTGAGTGACGATATTCTTTTATACACCGAATCGCAGGCTAATGAACTTTTAGATAGTATTGTGGAGGGAATGAAAGGTGATAGGGACTTTGAATTATCCAGCAAAAAATATTTAGAAATAGCATCGTGTTATGGAATAGAATTTTCGTATAAAATGGAAGGTGTATATGCACACACTTATGCTTTTTTATGGAATGACGGTGCATACAATTTTTCTTATTCCTCAACCGAGCCTATTTCAGAGGAAGATGAAACTCTGTTATCGGCAATAATTGATTCAATAGTATTACAATAACGAAAAAGCCACTCCAAACGGGGTGGCTGTTCTTTTGCAAAATTTTATTAGCGTACATCATAACGGTGTGCGCTGTTTTTATGCCCATTTTTAAATGAAAGGATGTGAAAATTTGGCGGTTGACGGTTATCTGAATTTTGACACGAAACTTGATACATCGGGTTTTAACGGCGGTTTGGCACAGGTTAATACTACTGTTACCAAATCAATCGAAAGGGTAAAAAATCAGCTTAAGACCTTTGCAAAGACTGCCGCTGTTGCTTTCAGCACTTATGCAATTACAAATTTCGGCAAAGAGTGCATTGAGCTTGGTTCTGACCTTGCGGAGGTGCAGAATGTTGTTGATGTTACTTTTCCGGCAATGACCAAACAGGTTGACAAGTGGGCAAAAAGTGCAGCTAATTCTTTTGGTTTGTCCGAAACAATGGCAAAGCGGTATGTCGGTACTTTCGGCTCAATGGCTGAGGCTTTCGGTTTTACAGAGAAAGAAGCCTATGATATGTCAACCACGCTGACAGGACTTGCAGGCGATGTTGCTTCATTCTACAACATCAGACAGGACGAAGCCTATACAAAACTTAAATCAGTATTTTCGGGCGAAACCGAAACTTTAAAAGATTTAGGCATCGTAATGACACAGACTGCGCTTGACAGCTATGCCCTTGCAAACGGTTACGGTAAGACCACAGCTAAAATGACCGAAGCCGAAAAAGTAACATTGCGTTACAAGTTTGTTCAAGACCAGCTCGCCAATGCGACGGGTGACTTTGCCCGAACGCAGGACAGTTGGGCAAATCAGACAAGAATTTTACAGCTCCGACTTGACAGCCTGAAAGCTACACTCGGTCAAGGTCTTATCAATGTGTTTTCTCCGCTGTTGAAAAATTTTAATTCCTTTATCGAAAAATTAGATATTGCAACGGAAAAATTCAAAAGCTTTACGGAACAGGTTTTCGGCTATTCATCTGCAACCGACAATTCCGCAAATTCCGCAAGCTCTGAAATGACAGACCTCGCCGATGAAACAAAGAGTGCAAACTCTGCACTTGCCACAACATCGAAAAAGACAAAGGAAATTAAAGACAATCTTCAAGGATTTGACAGGCTCAACGTGATGAGCCTTGAAAACAGTTCATCAGATGACAGTACAGCAGTAAACAGCCCCACAAAGAAATCATCTAAAGCCGCAGTCAACGCACTTGATACTGCCGCAACAGCAATTGAAAAGCGTACAAACAAGGTTTTTGACAGCATTAAAAGAGCCTTGAATAATCTGAAAAATGCTTTTGTTTCAATCGGCGAATCGTGGAAGAGAGTGTGGAAAAACGGTACAGGCGAAAAGATCATCGGAAACATCAAACAGCTTTTGAAAAATGTTTTTGATATCATCGGTGATATTTCGGGAGCGTTTACAAAGGCTTGGAATAAGGCAAGACTTGGTGACGAGGTTGTGCAATCCATTATCGACAAATGGAACAGTTTGCTTGAACTTGTAAACACGATTGCAGAGGATTTTCGCAAAGTGTGGAATAACGGCACCGGTGAGAGAATTTGGACTAATATTCTGAATATTATCAAAAACTGCAACAACTACACCAAAACTCTGCGGACTAAAATCAAACAGGCTTGGGACAAAAATGAATCGGGCAAAAAGATTTGGGAAGCAATCCTTGGCATTGTTGAAGATATCACAGGCTTTTTGAGCGATATGTCAGAGATTCGCCTTGAATGGCTTGAAAGTCTTGATTTGTCACCGCTTGTATCAGCTGTTGCCGACCTCGGACAGGCGTTCAGGGATTTGCTCAAAGCCTGCGGAGATAAGCTGAAACAGGCATACAAGAATATTCTTCTCCCACTTGCAAAATGGACAATTGAAGAAGCAGTTCCGAAACTTGTAGAAGCCCTTGCAGGAGCATTGAAACTGTTAAGCAAAATAGTTAAATCTATTAGTGACAAAACCTTGTACGCTATCGCAGGCGGCATTACTGCAGTCGGTACAGCTGTTGTTGTTTTCAAGGCAGGACAAGCGATTGCAAGCGGAATTGACAAAGTCAAAAATGCTATAAAGTTATTTTTGACAACTGTTTCTGCAAATCCAATCTTAGCCGTTGCCGGTGCCATCACCGGACTTGTGACTGCAGTTACTGTATATAATCAGCTTGTTTGGAGTAATTCCGAAGCTAAAAAATTTGCTGATGAAATTGACGGTATAAAATCAAGGCTTGATACAACTACGCAAGGTATTGAGGATAATTTGTCAGACACTCTTGAACGAATGGACAGCTTGTATGCAGACAATACACTTGTTGACAGTTACCAACAGAAACTTGATGAACTGTTACAGAAAGCTACGCTTAGTCCAGAAGAGCAGGCACAGCTTGAAACCATTGTTACATATTTTAAAAACAATGTTGACGGTTTCAGTGATGTGTGGAATCAATATGTTACTGTCAGTGCTGACGGCAAAGTACACTTAAATGGTGATTTAGCCGAGGTGCAAAAGGTTATTGACAGTACAATTGATAAATATCAACAACTTGCAAATAGTGCCGCATTAGCTGAATTATCTTCTGAAAATAGCAAAGAACGAATTCTTGCGTCAAAGAAATACAGCAGTGCAAAATCAGATTATAACAACAAGAAAAAAGACCTTGAAAACGAACAGAAAAAACTGAAAAAGTGGCTTGAGAAAAACGGCAAAAGTATGCAGGCTCTTGAAAATTACTATTTTGGTGGCGGTGCTAAAAACGACGCTTTATGGAAAGAGGGCATTGAATACTTCGAGAATATTCAGAGCAAAACAAAATCTCTTGACGGTGCAACAAGTTCGGTAAATAAAGCTGTTGCCGCTATGAACAAACTGACTATGACGGGTGATGACCTTACAGATGTACAAAAGGTTGTTAATGGCAACTATTCAGACGCCGCCGCTGTTCTTATGGCTTACAATGCAGGTCTTATCAGTACAACGGATGTTCAAAATTCGCAGTGGAAATCTTTGAACAATTTGCAAAAAGCTGCAAAAGATACAGGTAAAAACACGGTTCTCGGTCTTGTTGAGGGTACAGACGCATACAAAGGTGCGCTTGTCAAAAACAGTCACGGTCTTGCTTCTATTGTGCTTTCAGAATATGATACCACGATGGGAATTCATTCCCCGTCAACAGAAATGTATGAAAGAGGCGGTTACACGGTTCAAGGTCTTGCAAACGGCATTCGTGACAGAATATATGCCTTGAAAAATCCGCTTGCAAGACTGCTTAGCTTTATTTCAACACATATCAATCCGATTTCAAGCGTTTTCTCAAATGCTTTTGAGGGTATCAAGAGTGCTGTAAAAAAGCCTATGAACGGATTTTTAGGTGTTGTTCAAAACTTCTTAAACAATTTTATAGATCCGTTCAACAGCCTCGGCAGTGCTATTTCAGGCGGAATGAGTACAGCGGCAAAGATTGCTTATGAAGCGTTAGGAAGTGTAAACGGCAATGTCGGACTGCCTAACATTACAGTTCCCCGACTTGCCACAGGTACGGTTGTTCCGGCAAATTACGGTGAATTTCTTGCCGTACTCGGTGATAACAAGCGTGAGGCTGAGGTTGTTTCGCCGATTTCAACTATCAAACAGGCACTTATTGAGGCTATGGCAGAGATAGGCTCAACAGGTGACAGCGGTGACATTAACCTTACTGTAAATCTTGACGGCGAGGTGATTTTTAACAACATTGTAAAACGCAACAACGCAGTCAAAAAGCGTCACGGTGTCGGTGCGTTAGGTTAGGAGAGGATGACATGGCAAATTTTAAAGGTTATTTAATAAGGTTTCCTAAGAGCGGTAAGCTGTTTCCGCACGAGCTTATTGCAAAGGATAACTACAACGGCACTCCGCTCCAGAGAACCGAAATCAAGGCATACCGTGACAGCAACAATCTTCTGCACCGCACAACTTCGCCAAATTACAAGTCGAAAATTGAGTTTACAACCGTTGATGAACTCACCCTTGCACAAATGCAGTCAATTAGAAGTGCTTTGAATAGTTCGTGGGATAACTCTCAACAGCGTAAAATCCATGTCGAGTATTGGGACGATGAACTTCTTGCATATCGCACAATGACCGCCTATATGCCCGACATCACCTATCAGGTCAAGAAAATCACCAAAAACAACATCATATACAATGCCGTGACTTTCACTTTTATTGAGTATTAAGGGGGTGACAGATTGCTATCCGTTTCAAGTACGCATAAGCAGAAAATTATTAACGAGCTGATTTCAAACAAGCTCGAAATCTTTTCATCTGACAGCAAGTTTGATGTTATCACCGAAACCAACATTGAAAGCGAAAGTATGAGCCTTAAACAGTCGATTTGTGACGAAAATAAGTTGAAGTTTGGCGGTTGCATTGCCTCAGAATTTAAAATCGGACTGCTGAACACCGTTGGCAGAACCTTTGATGTTTCAAAACTTGTCGGTTGTTGGATTTTAGTTAAGCTGACACAAACTTTTCCGTCAGGCTCTCCGATACTGCCGAGCAGTTCATTATATCCAAGCGACACTCTCTATCCGGGCGAAGCCGTGACAACAAAGTCGTGGTGCATTTTTAACGGTATGATTGACAAAGCCGAGGTCAATAAAACGGATCAGAACAAAATCAGCATAACCGCCTATGATGTGATTTCGCAGCTTTATGAAACCGACTGTACAAACGCTCTGCAAAAGCTCTGGAATAACAATTCTAACAGTACTTCGGTCTATGCACTGTTGGCAATGGTTTCTGAAAAATTTATTAACCTATGCGGTCAACCTGATGCCCATTTTTTATCCGACCGTTTACTTAACGAGGTTATCAACAAGGTTGAGAATCTGACTGTTAAGAATATGAAAATTTTTAACAAAGTATGGCTTGATGATTCCGAAAAGGTTAATTACGGTCAATTGCTTAATTATACAGCGGAAATGCTCGGTGTGTTTGCTTTTGTTAAACCCGATAACCGAAAAGGCGGTAACATTGTTTTTGTCAACCTTGAAACCGATACAACAAAAGCAGAAAAATATGACTTTTACGAGGCATTCAACGCTGACGAAAAATCAAGCGGTACATACGGGACTGTTGACTTTGCAATCGGAGGTTCTACACGAACCGCAAAGGTGCGTAGCTACAAGTTTTTAAGCGGTAAAACCTATGATATGACAGACAACATTCTTGTATGGCAGAAAAACGATAATGCAGGCGGTACGTGGATACACAAGTTTGAAAATTTGTTTTCAGGCGATACAGGCAAGCGAATACACCATAAAATTTATAAGCCTATCGAGGCAACCCTTGACGGCAGATTGTGGGTTGAGCCGGGCGATATGGTGCAAATCAAATACTATGTTACCGACGCTGACGGCAACTATGCATATAACGCTGACGGCACTCCGCAAACCGCAACCGTGACATCATATGTGCTGTCAAGAGAGCTTACAGGCATACAGGCACTCACAGACAAAATCACAGCGAAAGGAGAATAGAAATTGAACAAATACACACGAATGAACTGGGAAAACACTCCCTCAAAAGCAACTCCGCTGACTGCCGACAACCTCAACCATATGGACGAGGGGATTGAACAGGCAACAGACGGAGCAATTGCACTTGAAACCGAAATAACCACAGCAAGAGGCGGTCAGAGTTCGCTTGGAGCAAGGCTTGATACAGTCGACACAAATCTTGCAAAAAAAGCTGATAAAGCCAATACTCTCGCAGGGTACGGCATTTCAGACGCATATACACGAGAAGGAACAGATAAAAAACTTGCCCGAAAGCTCGATTCAATGCCGTTCGACAGCGAACCAAAAAATAACAGCCCGTGTTACCTCACAAGCGGAGCAGTTTACAACGCTCTGCTTGTGAAAGCAGATAAAACCGCCTTGGCAACTAAATACGATTCGTCAAATATTGAAAGCGGAACATCAACACTTACACCTTATTCAACCGTTGCGGATAAAATCAAAAGTGCAAACTGTACATATAAGACGATTGGTGACATCGTAATCGTCAGTGCAACCGTCAAAATGAACGCAGTATCTCTTGCCGGCAATAGCATGTGTCCGCTGATTGATTTGCCGTACAAATGTATTTCCGAGGACAATGTTTTTTGTGTTGGTATTTCAAACCTTGGCAAGCTCTTTAAATTTGCCATTCCGAAAAATAACACTTGGCTACAGTTTTCGACTCAGGATAAGACCGCATATACATTCGCAGACGGCGAGCAAATTAATGTGATTTGCTTGTACAAAATTAAATAACGGAGGTATGAAAAATGGAACTTAAAGAAAAAATCACACTTGATATGCTCACAAAGGACAGCGTGTCGGTACTCAGACAGCAGTTTTTGACCTTTAACGGTGAAGAAATGCAGGTAGGCGGTAACATCCGCAATGCCTACATGAACAGCAAATCGGGCAGAGAACAGCTCAAAACGGTGCTGTCTGATGAATACTACAACGCAGTAATGGCAGTGTGGGGCGACAATCCAACCGTTGACGAGCCGATAGAAAGCGAGGTGTAAACAATGAAAGAAAACATTTTACAGGCATTATTTGCCACGGTATGCGGTGCTATTGTCGCATATCTTAACATCTTGCTTGTGCCGTTTGCGGTGATGATTGCGGTAATGATTATCGACTATATCACAGGAATGGCGCAGGCATACATCAGTCACACGCTTAACAGCCGTGTCGGTGTAACAGGCATTATCAAAAAGGTAGGCTATATCGTAGCCGTAGCGGTCGGTATTGTTGCCGACTATCTCATCAGCTCGGCACTTGTCAACTGCGGAATCGACCTGCAAATTAACTACTGTATCGGCATGATTGTTACGATTTGGTTTATCATCAACGAGTTGATTTCAATTTTAGAAAACCTCTCGGAAATTGGTATTCCATTGCCGAAATTTTTGGTATCAATCGTTAAAAGGCTGAAAACCACAGTCGAAGTAAAAACAGACGAAAGTGAGGAATAATTATGAGTAATTCAAAACTTGTTAATTACACAAAATTAAGCCCAAACCACAGTGGTAAACGCACACACAGTATTGACCGCATTACTCCGCACTGTGTTGTAGGTCAGTGCAGTGTCGAAACCCTCGGCAACATCTTTATGAATACAGCCTGTGAGGCAAGCTGTAACTACGGAATCGGCTATGACGGCAGAGTGTTGCTTTGTGTAGATGAGGGCAATCGCTCTTGGTGTTCATCAAGCAATGCCAATGACCAGAGAGCAGTCACAATCGAATGTGCAAGCGACACGGTAGCTCCGTACACAATGAACAGTAAAGTGTACAACAAACTTATTACACTATGCGTTGACATCTGCAAGCGTAATGGCAAGACTAAACTGCTTTGGTTTGGTAATGAAAGCAAGACGCTAAATTATTCACCAAAGTCAAATGAAATGGTATTGACTGTACATAGGTGGTTTGCGAATAAATCTTGTCCGGGCGACTGGCTCTATAACAGGCTCGGCAATCTTGCAGACGAAGTAACCGCCGAGCTGTGCGGTAAAACATCAAATAAGGAGAATGAGGAAATGATTAAATACGGCGCACACAATACAGCAACACTTGCGTTTAAGAAGCAGTTGATTACTTTATACAATATGAGAATCATCAAGACGAAAGTCGATAATTCAAACGGTTTCGGTGACGGCACTTTGAAAGCTGTAAAAGAGGCACAGAGAGCAGGTAAAGTCACAGTTGACGGTATCGTTGGCGAGAAGACCATCAATGCTATCTATCATCTCATCAATGACGGTATTCGAGCAAAAGACAACAAAATTGCCAACGCAAAAAAGGCACTCGGCTAATTAAAACCTAAAGGACATTCTTAATGTCTTGACAAACACATGATTGCAAAAAAAATCCCCTCATCCGCCGTAAAAAGCGAGTGAGGGGGAATTTGTTATTATTTATTATTTTCTTCTGTTGCAATCCTTTCAAGCTCACGGATACAGTTTGCAAATTAAAGGTGAGGTGAATATCACAACTTTTTCTGCCTTGCATTTGCCTAACATTTTTAACCGTTTTTCTTGTATTTTAGCGTATTTTAGCAGATAAAAAGCAAAAAAATAACCGCACTAAAAAGCCTGAAAATGGCTTTCTAATGCGGTTTTTCTTTGGCGTGCCAAAAGGGATTCGAACCCCCGACCTTTCGCTTAGGAGGCGAACGCTCTATCCAACTGAGCTATTGGCACATAACATAACTATTGTATATGATGGCTTGCGATTTGTCAAGAAATTGGGAAATTTTCTTATTTTACTGAATATTCAAAAAAATTAAAAATAAGTGTTGACAAATGGAGAAACTTGTGTTAGAATAAATCTTGCTGAAATGCTGAAAGGCAAGATGAGCATACGGAGAGGTGTCCGAGTGGTTTAAGGAGCTAGTCTTGAAAACTAGTGATCCCGCGAGGGACCAAGGGTTCGAATCCCTTCCTCTCCGCCATTTTATTTTATAGTGAATTTAAACTTCACACGGAGGATTACTCAAGTGGTGAAGAGGCTCCCCTGCTAAGGGAGTAGGTCGCTAACGCGGCGCGAGGGTTCAAATCCCTTGTCCTCCGCCAAGAAAAAAGCACTTGCTTATGCAAGTGCTTTTTTCAGTGAAATAAATCCAAAAGGATTTGTGAAATACCTATCGGTGTGAAATATGGATTTTCCATGTGAAGTGCCTGACGGCGTGAAAGAATTTATTTTATTTCACTTTCTGCGCAAACAGAAAATTTCACAATACAATAGTATTATTTCACATACGGAGTATATTTCACTTGTCATAAATTAAAAGAGGTTCGTATGGCTGAATCAAAGCTTAGAGAACTATCAACTGATTTATATAACCGGTGCGGCACTATTCGCAGAATATTGGTTGCATCTAAATACTGCAAAAGAAAATTTACAAAAGGAAAAGATTAATTCAAAATCAAAACCCAATATTTCCGTATAATAGCATTACCCGATTGACACCAAACTTAATAACTGGTAATATAAGGCTGTGAGAATATTTGTATTCTTGCAGCATATTTTTTTACCAAAAGGAGGATGGATTAATGGGATTTTTATTAGGAAAGACCGCTGTTATTACAGGTGGAGGAAGGGCTGTTCTCAGCGACGGAGGTTGCGGTTCAATCGGCTACGGCATTGCTGTTGCTTATGCAAAAGAGGGTGCAAACCTTGTTATTACAGGCAGAAATGTCAAAAAGCTTGAGGATGCCAAAGAAGAGCTCGAAAGACTTTACGGAGTAAATGTGTTGCCTGTTCAGGCTGATGTCAGCAAGGACGGCGATAACGAAAAGGTTGTTCGGAATGTTGTTGACAGGGCTGTTGAAACATTCGGCGGAATTGATGTCTTGATTAACAACGCTCAGGCTTCTGCGTCGGGTATTACGCTTGCAGATCATACAACAGAGCAATTTGACCTTGCTGTTTATTCGGGATTGTACGCGACCTTCTATTATATGAAGGCTTGCTATCCGTACCTTAAAAAATCAAAGGGAACGGTTATAAACTTTGCTTCGGGTGCCGGACTTTTCGGAAACTTCGGTCAGTGTGCATATGCAGCCGCAAAAGAGGGAATAAGAGGTCTTACAAGAGTTGCCGCCAACGAGTGGGGCAAGGACGGAATAAATGTCAACATTGTCTGTCCACTTGCGTGGACTGCTCAGCTTGAAAAATTTGAGCAGGCTTATCCCGACGCATTCAAGGCGAATGTAAAAGTGCCGCCAATGGGACATTTTGGTGATGTCGAAAAAGAAATCGGCCGTGCCTGTGTTGCACTTGCATCACCTGATTTCAAGTATATGAGCGGCGAAACCATCACTCTTGAGGGCGGAATGGGACTCAGACCGTAA